GCTCGCACGTCCCGTCGCCCGAGGCGACCACCCGCCGGTAGCGCGGCGCGAACGCCACGCCGCAGATCTCCTCGAACCACTCCGCGATCCGCTGCCGCGCCGCCGCGATCGCCGGGTCGCCGTAGGTCGGCGCGGTCAGGTCCGGGTGCGCGGCCCGCGCCTCCGCCACCGTGAAGAGCCAATCCCCGACCGTCTCGTAGACCTGCGTGATCGTCGCCGGGCTGCCGCCCGACTGCTGCGCCGAGGTCCAGACCACCGTCAGGCGGTCGAGCGTCGCCGTCTGCTCCCCCGTCAGCGCGTAGGTCCGCGCCGCCGCCCCGGTCCCGCTCGCCGCCGCCCCGGTCGCCACGGCGGTGCCGTCGCCCTCCCTGGTGATCGTCACCGTCGTCGCGCCGGGGTCCACCGCCGCCCCATCCAGCCCGGCGAACGTGGCCGAGAGCGTCGCCGCGTCGGTCGCGCGCAGCGCCACCACCCCGCCCGCCGCCTGGTTCACGACCATCGCTCAGCCCCGTTTCTCCGGCGCACCGGTCGTCGCCTTGTTCGCCGCCTGCGGGCGCTGCTTGTTCGCCGCCTGCGGCGCGGCCTTCGCCTCGTCGCGCTCGCCCCCGTCGGCGTCATCCCCGCCGCTCGGGCGCGCTTCCCGCTCGGCCACCGCTACGCCTTCGTCGCCGCGCGGTCGGCGAGGACCGCGAAGACCACCACCACGCGCGTCTTGCCCGTCGCGCCCGCCGCCCCCACCGTGGCCACGGTCGCGGTCAGGGTGCGCGCCGTCGCGCTGTACGCGCTATTCACCTGCGAGTTGACGAGGTACGCCCCGGCCTCGCTCGCGCCCAGGTTGGCGAAACTCAGGCCCTCCCCGGCGAGCAGATCGGTCGCCTTCAGGTTGACCGCCGTCCACCAGCCGTCCGGATCGGTGCCGTCGCCGACTTCCAGGCTCGCCGAGGTCGTCGCCGCCCACAGCGCCTCCCCATGCACCTGCACGTCGAGCACTAGCGCCCCGGCCGGCAACGCCACGGTCGCGGTGTAGGTCCCGGCCCCGGTGGACTCCGCGAAATAGAGCGACTCGGCGAAGATCGCCGCCGCCCCCCCTTCGATGGGCTTCCCGCCCGTGATGACCCCCATGTCGGCACCCTTTCACGCCGCGAGGCCGGGGGGATACCCCCGTCCTCGCGCGCCCGTATCCCCGCTCCTCGGCCGACTAGATGCCGGTCACCGAGCAGAACGCATTGCCGCGATAGACCTCGATCCCCACCCGCTCCTCGGCGAGGATCGCCATCTTGCGCTCGGTGAAGTAGGTCGAGTGCTCGGTCGAGACGATCACCTCCAGCCCGCTGCGCCGCACGAACGAGGCGTAGGTGCCGAACGCGCCGACCAGCCCGGTGTTCTCGGTCAACGCCGGGACGCCGCGCACCTGCAAGCCCCACAACCGCGTGTTGATCGTCGGGTCGCCGGGGTTGCCCATGATGTAGATGCCGTCGGTCGTGCGCGTGAGCAGGATCGCCTCCCAGTCGTTGGGGTGCAGGATGATCGCGTCCGGCTCGGCGTCGCCGGTCACCCGGATCTTCGTCATCGCCTTCATGATCGCGTCGAAGGTCGGATCCGTGCTCTTCGCCTGCGTCTGGATCGAGCGGTCGAGGATGCCCGAGAGCGCGGGCGCGGTCCCGTCCCCGATCAGGAGCTGCGCGTCGCGCTTCTTCGCGACCATGAAGCGGAGCCGACCCTCGATGTATTGCTGCAACCGCGCATTGTCGGCCAGCACCTCCAGGGTCGCCGGGATCCAGGTCGCGATCGAGCGGATCGGGTCGGTCCGCAGCGTGAAGTCGAGCGCCGACTCCGCCGCCGCGTCCCCCTCGGCGCGCTCCGCCGCCGCGTTGGTGAAGGTGGTCTCTTCGTAGTATTCGAGCGCGTTCGAGGTCGTGCTCCCCTGCATGAAGAGGTCGCTCACCGGCCGGTACGCCTGCGCCGAGGGCACCAGCCGGCCCCGGTCGGCCTGCGGCGCGATGTCCGTCAGGGCGAGCAGGGTCTTCGTCTCGGCCGCGTCGAAGACGAACCGCACGGTCTTGACCTCGCCGCGCTGGAAGCGCTTGTAGCCTTCGTGCTCGGCGATTGTCCGCTCCAGGTCGAACCCCTGCGCCCCCTTCGTGGTGTCCACGGTGGTATTGCGCGACTGCGGCGCGACCTTCGCCTCGGCGTCGGCGACGCCCTTCGCGATCCGCTCGGCGTCTTCCAGCCCGGAGAGTCCCTTGCCGAGGTCCTCCAACTCGCGATTGCGCCGCTGGACCTCCTCGACCTCGTCGGCGGTCATCTTGTATTCGCCCTCGACCAGCCGCCCCTTCAGGTAGTCGGCGAGTTGGGTCCGCTTGGCCGCGACTTCCTCGCGCGCCTGCTTCAAGGTCTTGCTCACGCTCGTTCTCCCTCGTCTCGCCCGCCGCCGGGCGCGCTACACCAGCACGTTGTTGAGGATCAGCCGCACCGCCAGGTCGGCGGGCAGCGTCACCAGCCCCTTCGGCGCATCGGCGGCCGCCAGCAATTCGTCGAGGTCCTGGACGATCCCCGCCAGGGCCTCCCGGTGCTGCTTCAGCCGCGCCACATTCGCCGACGAGAGTGTCCGCCCCTCCTTCGCGCGCAAGTCCGCAAGCGACTTGATGCGCTTGGCCAACCCGGACGCCGCCGCAAGCACGGACGCCGAGTGATCGGAGAGGGGCACCTGCGTCCCCTTGATGCGGTCGGTGCCGGTGCCCTCTCCGGCACCGACCATGACCGGGGATGCCTCCACCACATCGAGCAGCTTCAGGAAGCGGACGTGCTGCTCGTCGAACTTGCCGAAGCTGTACTCCTCCACGTAGTAGCCGTAGGACCACTCCTGGAGGTCGTCGAGTTCCTTCACGGTGAGATAGGTCTGCTTGCCGTGCTCGGTCTCCAGGAAGAATTGGCCGTCCACCCACGCCTTCTCGTCGTCCGCGCCGATGACGCCCCGCCCCACCGGCAGGTCGCCCCAGGCGTGGCCCCAGGCCGCGATCTTGACCTTCTGCCCGACCTTGAATGCGCCCGGCTCGGTCACGTCGCCGTCCTTATCGACGACGTTGAAGGTGGCGATCGTCGCCCGGAACGAGCCGGGCTCGTCGGCCTTCATCTCCATCACCCGGAAGCTCTTGAACTGCTTATCCACGGTCCTGGCCCTCCTGCGGCGGTGGCGTGTCATCGCCCGGTTCGGCGGTCGGCTCCAGCATGGCCGGGGTGAGGTTCATCGGGCGATGCAAGGTGTCCGCGTCCTCATCCTCGTGCCGCTCCAGGTTCTCCTTGTCGCGCGCCTCGTTCTGCGTCCACAGCCCCCCGGCGATGCCGAACACCAGGGTCCGCACCCGCTTCTCCGGGTCGCCGCGCAGCACCTCGTTGAGATCGAATTCGACGTAGTGGCCCGCCCACTCCGGCACCGGGTCGATCAACTGCGCCTGGATCGTCTCCTCGATCAGCGTCAGCCACGGCCCCAGCGTCTCGGTGTAGAACATGCGCACCTGAGTCTCGATGTTCGAGAAGGTCGCCCGGTCGAGGATGCCGATCAGCGGCGGCGGGATGTCGTAGACCGCCGCCACCTCCTCGCGCGTCAGCTTGCGGTGCTCGATCACCGCCGATTCGTTCAGGTTCCAATTCATCGGCGAGAATTTCAACCCGTGGCTGAAGACCGCCAGCTTGTACGCCTTCTCGACGCCGCCGTAGAGTTTCAGCGCCTCGGCACCCAGCCGATCCGCGACCTCCTGCTTCAGCGGCTGATCGGTCGAGAGCACGCCGCCCGGTTTCGCCCCGTTCTCGAAGCTCGACACCCCCAGCCGCTGCGCCGCGTACTCGATCGCCAGCGTCAGCCGCAGCGGTTCGAGCGACGAGACGGCCCACTCGCGCTTGGGCGATCCCGGCGTGTAGTGCCCGAAATGGAGCACCTGGCCCTCGTCGAACGCCACCCCCTCGCCGGTCCCGCCGTCGCGCCAGAGGTAGCGACCCTCCTTGATCTCCCAGCCCACCGGCGGCAATTGCCGCAGCATCGTCGGCGGACGGTCGCCCCCCGGCCCGACCTTCACGGCGACGGCGTTGCCATACACCGCCATGTCCTTGACCAGCCGCTCCTTGAAGCCCATCGCGGTCTGCCGCCCGTAGGGCGCGGCGAGCAATGCGTACAGCGACCCGCTCGTCACCCGCTGGCGGCTGGTGCCGCGCTTGTAGACCTTCAGCGGCAGCCGCCCGATCCCGTGGCCCAACTTGTTGACCGTGGTCCAGACCCAGATCTGCGAGCGGTAAATCTGGCTGTAGCTCCGGCTCAGCCCGCCCGGCAGCCCGATCGCCCCGCCGTCGAGCAGATCGGCGAGCGACGTGCCCCGATAGACCACATCGCGGTCGCGCGGCGTGGTCCACGCCTTCGCCAGCCCGCCGATCGCGCCCTTCAGCAGCGTCACTCGCCCACCCCTTGCGCCAGCACCACCAGCGCGATCCCCCCCGCCACCAGCCCGAGCGGCAGGGACCACAGCCCGAACCCCACGGCGACCAGCAGCAGCCCCACCACCTCCAGCAGCGTCCCCGCCCAGGTTGTTGCCCGCTTGTATCGACTCACGCCGCCCGCTCCTCGCCGACGATGATGATGATCGGCTCGCCCTCGCCCTCGTCCGGCTTGTGCCCCAGCGCCATCCCGACCATCATCAGCAGCGCGATCGCCCCGTCATTCCGCCGCCGCCGCCCGCGCCGGTCCACGCCCTTCGTCAGCCGCGTCTTCCCGCCCGTCGTCGTGTACTCCACCGCCGCCGCCACATGCCGCGTCAGCGCGGGGTCCCCCGCGTGCCGCAGCCGACCGTCCACGATCAGCTCGTAGGTCGCGGTCGTCGGCGGGCACATCCGCGCGTCCGTCTGCGGATGCTCGATCATCGGCAGCCCCTCGGCCTCCAGGTCCGCCGCCAGCCAGGTGATGAACGCCGGGTCGTAGGCGATCGCCTCCAGCGTCAACTCGCGGTGCCACGCGCGCAGCAACTCCGCGATCT